AACATCAATACAAAATAGCGAGTTGCGTTTTATGTAACAAAAAAGGGTGAGCAAATGCCCACCCCCGTTCGCTATGAATCAAGCGTACTTAAATTCCCAATGATGTAATCACCGATGCTTGTACCAAGAATGGTGCTTCGGCTTCGATTGCGGATAGAGTCACTTCGTATCCAGTAGAATCACCCATTGCAGTACCCGTGTTGCTGACCATTGCAGTCACATCACAACCCAAGTCCTTACCAGCCAACCAATACTCATCATTGTTTGTTTTAACGATGCAATAGCAACGACCTTGTGCAAGAAGTTTCATCTCGTTGCGTTTGGTAGTTGACAATCTGCGAAGTTTGAACGCAATGTCTGCTTGGTTGAAAGATGTGCCGTTCTCAATCGAAACATTTGTAGTGTTTGTCATTGATCCGGTCGCTTTCGGTAGCTCGTAAGTGTACACATCACCGCTCACAACAGTTGTTGCAGTAACTACACCACTAACAACGGTAAACTTTGATGCAGTCCAACTGATTAGGTGGATGCTTTTGATACCCCCGATCGCTTCTTTGCAATCAAGGGTAAATCCTGAAGTTAATAAACAAGGCATCCTATATCAAATTAAAGGGTGAAATAAACAACTTCAGATGGGAATGCAACCTGCACACCATACTTGAAAGTCAAACGGAAACGAACTTCGTCAGAATCTTCAGAGTACCAAAGTTTCGCAATTTCCTCTTCGTTTGCAAGGTCAGTTCCTAAGAAGAAGTTTGACAATGAACCGGCAACAATTTTGTTTGTTCCGTTCAAACCGCCTACTGCGATCATCTTCATATTTGTTCCAGGATAAACCATTTCCATTTCAGTTGCAGCATCAGCCACATAGTGAAACAAATTGGCGTTCTTCAAGTTTACCAACATCAACTTGTAAGCATCAACACCCAAGAAACAAACTAAGTCAGTTTTGGTTGCTACTGCACCGGGGATGTTTGCATAAACTTGATCCAAGATATCATCAATGTTTGCAGCAGTCACGGTTGTGAAAGTTGTTGGAGCAGCGTTTGCCAATGTTGGAGATGCACCTGATACAATCTTGATCAAACCATCAAAACGGTTCAAGTTAGGATTACCACTTGCAGAATCACCTTGCCAAAGAGCAGTTTCCAAAGTTTGTGCAATCACGGCTACCTTCTCGTTACCAATCTGCTCCTCGAAAGGAATCATTGTTGGTGAACCGGGCATAATTTGTGTCTGCATCCACTTTGCTTCCAAAGTTTTAGGACAAAGAGTTTCTTCAACTTTTACCGCACCAACTGTGATGTTTCTTTGTGTGAAGGTAGTTGTACCACTTGGATTGTATCCGCAGCCATCGGCTTGAAAGAATACAGTTGAAGCGATGATGTTCAAGGCAGCAGATGACTTAACACCTACTTGCACTTGGTTAGCAGCGTACATCGCAGCAGCAGTTTTACCGCTGAACAATGCTTTAACCAACAAATCTGTTGATTGTTCGTTGTTGTAATTAACGAGAGATCCGACTGAAAATGCCATAGTTTTAGTTTATTTATTTAGTGAGTTTTTTAATCTTTTCAATGCTTCAAACTGATCATTCTTCTTGTTTGAAACGGGAGTTTTGGTTGGTTCTTCTGAAGGCAAGTCAGCAACTTTCTCGATCAAGTCGATTGCTTTGCTCATTGCTTCTTTGTGTGTATTGTTTGATGCAGTCAATGTTGCAACCTTCGCAGTCAATTCAGCAATGGCAGTTTCCATCTTGGCAACTACTTCGTTAAATGCAGATACGGTTGCGAACTCTTCGGCTTCAACTTCAACTTCGATTTCAGGTTCAACGATTTCAGTAACTAAACCACCAACAGTTGTCACCAACAATCCACCTTCAACTTCGTGAGTTGCATCAGGTGCTGGAATGTCACCTTCAGCAGTTTGAACGAAGATGGCAGTTCCGATTGCCAATTCTCCTTCGTAAGTAATTACAGTACCATCAGTCAATGTGGCGGTTGCCATCTCGACTTTGATTTCTTCGTCAGAGAATCCGAGCATTGTGCGGATTTCCTTCAATGTTTCTTTTGCGTTCATTTGTATATTAATTAGTTTTTAGTTGTAAGTGTTGCAATTTTATTTGCCATTCCATTGGGAAAGGATTGATTTCATTTGCTCAAGGAGTTGTTCATCAGCATCAACCGGGAAGTCAAAAACACCCTCAACTGAGAATCCTTTGAACTCGCCTGACTTAACTTTTGCCCACACTTCATCGTTGTCAATCAAGTATGAAACAAACCACGAACCATCGGCAACCTCTTCAAATCCCTTTGGTGGCATCACGCCCCGTTCACGATCAATGATGTATGATTCAAATAAGCTCACGCCATCAGCGATTGGTGTTTTGTGGTGAGTGTTCACCGCATCGTACTTGTTGCCCCTTGCCCACTTTTTTGCAATCTTGAAGATGCTCTCCTTGTCGAATACCACATAGTATTCCCCACGAACATCGTCCCTTCGGTAAATGGGTAGATCAGCAATCATCGCTGCACCCGTCACAATGCGTTTCTCTTCGTCTTTGATTTCAAACCTTTGGGTGATTTCTTCAAATGCAAGAAAGTCCTTTTGTATGGCTGGAGTTTCTACCAAAGAAACGAACTCAATGCCCGTTTCCTCGTCAAACTCGTTGATGTCTAATCGGTATACTGGTAACTTCATCTTTCTTAAATAGCACTATTTAACAACGGATACTTTTCTCGTAGAATCCACACGATTGGTTGTTCTTCGGATGTCACCTTCAGTCACAAATACTTTGGTATCAAATCCGCTTACTGACGGAAGTGATGAGCTTACTTGTGGTGCTGACATTTGTGGCATTCCACCGCCACCCATTTGTGATGGTGCAGATGCTGATCCACCGCCTTTGCCACTTTTCAAGATTGCTCTTGCCTTGTTTGCTGCTCCCAACACCGCAGCAATTTGCGATGCGTAGAATATAGGGAATGCGAATGGTGCTGCTGGTCCGGTTGCCTTTGCTCCCTTTTGTGCGATGTCCAATGCGTTAATAAATCCAACACCCGTACCAATTGCAATGTCAACCAATGCTGCGGCTTTTGCTGCATCACTACCTTCTTTGAACAAACCACCAAGTGCCAATACGGCATCTCTTGTTGCCTGAACCATTTCCGCTTTGGCAGTCATCAACGCTTCTTGATTTTTCAATTCATCATCGGTTGCCTTTTTATCAATGTCGGCTATTGCCTTCGCTTCTTCGTCTGCAATCTTGATGGCTTCGGCTGAATTCTTTTTTGCAAGTTCGAGTTCTGCTGCATCCACTTCGGCAGTTGCAACAATCTCCAAGTCATTGTATTTTTGATTGATTAATGCCAACGCTTCAGCATTTCCAGCCGCAGCAATTTGCTCTTGAATTTGTGCTTCTTTTAATGCTGCAAGTTTGTTGCTATATTCTTTTTGAATCCGCTCACCTTCATCAGTAATCATTGCCAATTCACTTTGCCTTCTTGCCTCGTTTGCTGAAAGTTCTGCGGAAATTACTTGATCAAGATTTTGTTTTCTTATTGCTTCAAGTTTGGCTTGTCTATCAAGTTCGTCTTGTATTTCTTTTGCAATTCTTGCTTGTCGTTTCGCTTCGGCTTCTTTGTTGGCATCGGTTTGTGCTTGTGCTTGGGTTGTTGCATACTTGCTTTCTTCAACTTCCAAAATCTTCAAAGCATTCTTGGTGTCATCAATAATTTTACCCCATTCCTTTTCGCTATTCTTCCCTAAATTTTGACGGGCTTGAAGTAACTCATTATTTAACTTCTCCCGTTGTTTACTAAATGCCCCAACTTCATCTCCTCGTGCTTTGAGAAGTGCAATCTCTCGGTCAAGTTCTTCATTAGATTTAGCAGTTGTCTTGTTTAACTTGTCCAATGCCCTATCTTGTGCAGAAGTCACACCAATAAAATCAGTAAACTGCTGAACTAATCCTCCGACAAACTTTGCCAATGATGATAGACCAGGAAGCAAGTTCATCACCGCATTTTTGAGTGTATCAAAATTGGTGATAATCAATGTCAAGGCAACACCAATAACTCCAAATGCAAGAGTTGAAACTCTCCCCAACGCTTTGAATGCGTTAATCACACCGCCTTTGATATTACCAGCCAATGCACCAAATTGTTGTTGAACTTTTCCAAGTCCTTCAAGTCCCTCAGCAAGTGCCATTGCACCTTGCAGTTTGACCATCGTCTTCTCCAAGTCCTTTGATTCGTTTCCAAACAATGCCATTGCCCCTTGTGCTGCTTGGAATCCACGAGCAACACCTGAAACAACTGTGTTCAATTGGGCAAACTTGTCGGGATTTACCGCAGCCACACGATCATTGAAATCCTCCATCCTATCACGAGCAGATGCAAGTGCTGCTTCTGCCTTCCGTGCTTCAGGTGAGAACTCACCGAACTGCATCACCGCTTGTTGTGCTGCGAATGTCAGTTCTCGTATTTCGGACTTCATTGATTTGAAGTCAGGTTTTTTGACGGTTAAGTCAATCGTTGCGTTTAGTGCCATTAGTGTCCTTCTGCTATTATGTAAAATTGAATGCCATCAGTAGTGATGACATCGTATGAATGATGTGCTGTTTGTGTGTGCGTGTCGCTGCCGTCAATTTGTGCAGCAGTTGCGGTGGCAATGGTCACTTGATGTCCGGCTAATGGCTTTTTGATAATCCAAGTTTTACCACTTAGTCCAGTTGGATCGGGTAGAGTGATGGTAAAATTCCCGGCAGTTGTTGATGCTATGATCAACCAATCATTTTTGGTTGCCGAGTAATTTGCTGATACGGTTGTAACTGCACCACCACTCAAATAGTTTGGATACATCTCGTAATTGCCGATGTAGAGTGTATCAGGTTTGCTTACTTCAAAGTCCGTGCAGACCAACGCAACGCTTCCTTCAGCACCCATTGAATAATTCACTCGCCTCAATCCAAGACCTGAATTGTTTGCACCATCCGAAGATTGCACAATATCGATACCCGTGAACACACCGCCACCGCCACCCGTACTTCCTCCGACATTCACTCCACGAATACCCGGTTTGATTGGATTGCTTCCGCCGGGATAAATATCTCCGTATTCTTCCGTTTCTTGTCCTTGTCCCGTTCCTGCACCAATCTTCTTCTTTGTGATGGTTGCCGGTGGGATAAACTGAGCGAGAAGGAATTCGCATTCATACACGCCTTCATCAATTGGATTGTAATCGCTGACCTTGTTCAACCTCCAATACTGACCTTCAAAGAAATACAAGTTGTTGAATCGTAAATTCAACCAATCCAATGGGGTAATTCTGAAATAAGCTCGTACAATCTTGGAGTTCTTATTGGTGATCTCGGTCAGGAAACGATAATAAAAATTTGTGACAAGGTTTGAATTGCCGTAAATATAACCAGCACCAACACCAAGTTCTTTCGGCATACCAAATAGTATGTCAAAGGTCGGATTGGCTATATTGTCGTAGTGAATTGTCAACGGCAGTTTGCGTTGCACTACATAAGGGAAGTTGCCAACTCCGTAGAATGGTGCATAAAACCTCCAAGATACATTGTTCTGCGTTCCACCATAATACAAAATCCGCAAATCGCCATCCTTCTGAGCTTCGACATAACTCAAGACAAAGTTTGTTTGTCCGTTGTCGTAGGTCTTTATCTGAGTAGGTGAGAAAATTATGTCAATCTTCTTCTCAGTTTTTACAAAATCATTGTCAACTTTGTATGTCCGTGATCCGTATGTTGATTGATAGTTCTCCTGGTATTCTTTGTTCGATTCATCTGCTCCTTCTTTGTAACTAAATACATAGGGGTTTGCGTCAAGATCACCCATCGGAATAATTTCAACGGGTTGTGAGTAGTCCAACTTCTTTGTCCAATCTACATTCACTCCGTTGTAGAAATCATCACGAGGAACAATCCTCAGAACCTTTGGTTGGTCTTGACTTGGTTCAATGTACAAGTTGAACATCTTGACGAACGACATCAGCATCTCGCTTTGCTTGACTTCCGAGTTTAAGAATATGGAGAATTCAACCGTTTCGTTATATGCAAAGTTGAAAGCGTTTTGGTTAT